CGACGACAACACCGGCCGCACCCGCGCCGCCCGGATAACCAACTGGGCTGGCGCCTGTGCTGGTACCCCCGCCACCACCGCCGCCGCCATAGGCGGTGCCCGAAAAGCCCGGCTGCGGGCCACTTGCGCCACGGCCGTTGCCAGGGCCGCCGCCATCGCCACCGCGGCAGCCGGCAACGATACAATCGGTTCCCATGGAGCCGCCGCAATTGATCTGCCCGCCTACGCCAATGCCGCCGGCGCCACCAGGAAGCGCAAACTGAGCGGTGGTGCCGCCAACGCCACCCGCGCCGCCGCTTGCCGACATCAGCGTGCCGAAGCTTGAGGTTCCCCCCATGGCGCCATTCGCGGGGCTTGCCGGCGCAGCACCGCCAGCGCCAACCGTGATGGCAATCGTCTGACCTGGTGCGGTCAAACTAACGATCCCTGTTGCCTGGCCACCCGCACCGCCGCCGGAACCAGGCATGGTGCTGTGATACCCCGCCGACCCGCCACCGCCGATCACGGTCACCCGCGCCGTACTGACGCCATTCGGCACCGTGAATGAACCGGAACTGGTGAACACCTGCATCGTGGCAAAACCCGGCCGCAAAGCGGGTAATTTGTAATTCAGAAATGGTGCACCCTGCGCCATGATAATGTTGGCGGCAGTAATCGCCGATTGGCCATAATTGATCGTGATCACGTAGAGCCCCACCCAGCCGGTATCGACAGCCGGCGTGGTCTGCGTACCCGCTGTCGCGGCTGCCCCAGGCTTCACCTGTAACTGGACTCGCTGGATGCGCTTGGTGTTTTGCGCAGTCCCGGAATTGGCCGGCCCCGAATAAGGCAGCGCCGGATTCGCCGCATTGACGTATGGCAGCACCACCGGCGCCGCATCAGTTTCAGAAAACGCCGCCTCGATCAGATAGTTTACCGATTGCCCCGAAGTCGCGGGTGCCGCGAACGTAAAACTCGTACTCTGAAGGTTGATGCCGGTTTTGACGATTTCATCGGCGAGATCGGCCGCCAGAGACCCATAGGCATTCGCATCCAGCACGGCAAACTGGGTGATGCTGCCCGGTCCCACGTTCACCGTTAGCGATGCCGGCGCGGTCGGCGCGCAGACCAGACCATCCACCACCACATTATTGCCCAGTACAGCAGCGGTGAGCGCGGCGATTCCCACCATGGCGTTGCGATTCGGCCCGAGAATATCCGTATCCAACGGGATGCTCCCGGGATAGACAATATTGCGATCCATAATGTTTCCTCAGTTAGAAATTCTAGTCCAGGCGATGCTGTTTGTTGGCAATACCCCGGCTGCGGCGGCATAAATCTCCGCGTCGGAGACAACGCCGGCAAATTGCGTGATATCCGCATAGAACATTGGCGCGCTGTTATAGCCGCCTGGCCCCACATTATAGCCGCCAGCATTACTAACCGGCGTGGCGTTAGGACGGTAAGCCGTAACGAAAAACTGGAACGGCAGATTTTCTGAACCATAACCGCCGGAAACATTATAACCGAGATTGACGTTGTAACCGCCTGTATCGGTCGCGTTCAGCGGCTCAAAAACGACCGGTGCGCGGCCGGTAAGATTGACCAGTGCGGCAATAACCCCACCGCGTGTTGCGCGAGGGGCCAGAAGATTGACACGGATGCGCGTACTATAAGCGGCATCGCCTTCACCAGCCCGGCGGACGAACCCTGTGCCGAAATAATCGCGCGCGGCAATGTCCAGAAACACGCCAGCCGCTGTCGCTATTCGCGCCTGTCGCCTGACATTCACGAGTAAGGCGTATAGATTGCTCCACGCGCTGGCGAGACCGGTGAGTACAGCATCGAGCACCGGCGTGACATCGCCGAACCAGCGCGCCGGCAGCACCAGTTTCAGCCGCGCCAGCATGTCATTGGTATCGCCGGTCATGGTGTCAGGCCACCGTCACTGTGCCTGCGCGAATGACCCCGAATAGCGGCGGAATTAAATCCGCCGTGCCGCCATTCAGCAGAACTGCGGAAACATTCGTAACGGACGCTGACGCCGCATAAGCCAGTTGTGCCAACCGCGTATAATTCAGCGTGTCACCAATCGCCAATCCGGCAATATAGGTTTCAATGGCGCCCGCAACCGTGGCCACGATCGTCTGCTGCGCGGGACCGGTTACGGTTGTCAGCGTCATCGAAATATTCGCGGCCTCGACGACCGGCCCTTGAACCGCGAAACTGCTGCCGACCGGACGCACCGCATCGACAGCCTGCTGCACCGTGGTCAATAACGAAGCCGGCGGGTCGCCTGAGCCATCGTCAACCGTGACAACAAAGTGCCCCATCTGCACCCCGCCGGCCTGATTGATATTTTCATTGATTGCGTAGCTCAGCCCCTGCTGAATGCCGGTGATGGCAGCCCCAATGGCAAGATTGGTTGCGCGCGCGAGACTGGCGAGATAATTGGCGAATCGCGCCCTGAAGGCAGAGTCGCTTTCCGCATCCATGCCACCCGTAAGGGCCACGTTATTTGTCACGGTATCCACGCCGGCGACCGCGGAGCTTAACACCGTTACTGCACCAGGTTGCACATTTCCTGTGCTGCCCGCAATGGCCGCGACCACGGCCACCGTAAGACTGGCAACGCCCGCGGCGACCGTATACCCCCCCGCCGTTAGGTCTAACGCGGGATTTGCCGGGTCAGCCGTGACGGTAAAGCTCTGCGTATTGGCGCTGGTGGAAACATTGGTTCCAAGCGGGATGAAAGCCGCGACACTCGGGGTGAAGCGCGCAAACGTGACATACCCGCCCGCCGCAATGGCCGGTAGCCGGACAAATCCGAAATCCGCGCCAAAACTATCGCAATCCGCGCCGGAGCTAGTCGCCAGCCTGGTGGTGGCCAGCACCTGTACGATCAGCCATTGCATCCACAAGGCGAGCGACGCATTCGCCTCCAGAATTGCGCGCAACACGGACCCAACCGTCAAATCCAGAAACGCCTGCGCTGACCCTTGGACAGAAGCGGCCATTCCCTCCACGAGCGTGGAGAAATTCTGCAACGATAATTGCATTTAAAACCTACACTGAAACTGAAACGAGATTGGTCTGACCGGTCGCCGCATCCGCATAGCGCAATGTCAATGTCACCGTGCCATCCGTGGCCGCTGAAGTCGTCACAGCGGGCGCCGGCGTTCGCGCCACCGCCGCCTCCTGCAGCATCTGGGTACGCGCCACGCCATTGATCGCCGCCGTCGCGCCGGGCTGGCCGACAAACTGCCCCAATCCGGCGCCATAGCCGAGTTGCCAGATATAATCGCCGGCATTTGTGAGCAACCTTCGCAACACGCGCTGCTGGGTCAGGTCCGGCCCATCGGCCAGGGCAATATCCCCCGCCGGGCTGACACTAAGATCACCCCCGAACTGCACAGCCAGGTCCGCCATTACAAGGTTACCGTCGGCAGGCCCGTGATACCGCCTTGCGGGTCCTCATGGGCATGCGTGTCGTGGGCGTTGCGCAGCGCCGCCAGCGTGCCATGCGCGCCAGCCTGGTCTGAAATATCGCCGCTGACCACAAGATTTCCGGCAATGTTCACCACCGGCGCCTGCAAAGCAATTGTACCGTCATTATGCAATTTCAGAAAACTTCCCGTTTGATGCCGCAACCATAATTCGCCGCTCGGCGTTGCCATCGGCTGGTCCACCGCCGACCACACGCAACCAACGATCACACCCTGCTCGGCATCGCCTTCCTGCGCCATCACCAGCACCTGGTCGCCCGGCGTCAGAGGCGCTGCAAAGCCCCAGCCGGCACCCACCCAGGCGGATATGATCGGCAACCAGCCACTTAAAATATTTTCCGGCTGGATCAGAACTTTTGCCGCATAGGAAGCTGGGTCAAAACTCGCAACCAAACCGAACCGGGCGACGCCTGCCATGCCGTCCAACCCGCCGGCCCGCGCCTTCACTTCATTCCAGAACCGATCCATCTATGGTCTCGCTAATTTAGCGCATAGGCACGAACGACCTGCGTAAATCCGCGGATCGCGTTGACAGTGCGCGATATCATATCGATCTCGTAAGTTTGATCGAACGGCGTATCCGTACCACTCAACATAATCTGCGAAGCCGGCGTCAGCGTCACATCGCCCGGCATCACGGCTGTCATTACTGTTTTGTGCCGCGCGAGTGCCGATAAATGATTCGCCGCCGCCGCATTGGCCTGCGCCGTCGTCAGATTCGGCCGGATGATCGTAATACCGCCGGTACCGCCTGCGCTCTGCTTAATCGCCGTCTTATGACGCGTGCTCCAGGAACTTACCGTAGCGGATGTTGGAATTGATGCCGCCATATCGAACTCCAAGGACATCATGTCGAGCGAATTCAAATAAACCGGAGCGGCAACCGCCGGCGGCCCGAAATTAAGCATTGTCCCGGTCACCGATAACGCGAAATTCTCGATCTGCGCGAGCTGCGTAAGCAAATTCCATTCCGTCGTCGCACGGGCGTTCAACCCCAATGCACTGCGGGCGTGGTCAAGCTCATAATACTGCCCCACCTGCGTGTTCGTCGCGGTCACGTTCGCGCTCAAACCGTGGCGCACCGCGATCGTCGCCGCAATCTGGCTTGACGTTCGATTATTGAACGTCTCGGCAATTTCTGCATCGATCATCCGCGCAGATAAATCCCTGCCGCTCAGCGTCGCGGTATTTTTCAGAACATTGATCCGGATATTATCAATCTGACCTGTGAGCAGACTTACATAACCGAGATCGAGGCCAGCTTCTATGCCGATAACCTGGCCCCCAAGACCGGCAAAATAACCCGTCGTGAAAATACCGCCGGCGCCGATTGCAAAATCTATCCTGAACCGATCCGCCGCAAAATACGCCAGGCTCTCAACCTGTAACGCCATTGCTCCCAGCACCACAACGCCACCGATGGTCACACGTAGTTGCGGCTGATCAACCGGCAATGCCGCCTCCGGCTGCTTCGTTCACGGGCGGGATCACCAATGTGCAAATACCGTGCAACACCGGGTCGGACAAATTGTTCGCTTGCGCGATTCGGATCCACTGCGTCGCGTCATTCAAATATTGCGCCGCCAGTGCAAACAAATTGCCGCCGGCGACGGTAATGATCTGTCCACTCATCATAATTGCGCCGCAAGTGTGGCGGCCCGGTTGACATAGCCGTTCATTCCGGTGAGGGCCGCCAGTTGCGATGACGCCGCCATAACCTGGCTCATCCCGGCAACACCGCTGGTAGCATCGGTTGCGGTCGCCAATCCGTTCGCGCCACTGTTGAGCGCCGTGCCATTATCCGCGATCGCGGCGCCGATCGTAGTCTGCGCCACCGCGTAAGCCGGATTACTTCCGCTTAAGCTAATCGCCGAAATGCCCGCCTGCACACTCAACGAAGTTGCAGCCGCGATGTCGCTGCCGATCAGGTCCGCAACCGGTGTCACCAACGCGGCCAGGGCGGCCACCGGATCGGTCGCAACCACGCAACGCACGGCGAACGGAATCCACCACGGCTTGGTATATTCCGCCGCGAATTCGGCCAGCACCACCATGTAAAAAAATGCACCCCAGGCCAGCGGGATCGCCGTACCCAAGCTCCGTGCGGTATCCAGTAACTGCGCGCGCGCCGCGGCATCGTCGCCGCTGAATACCCCGCCAAAATGGATCTCGCCGTCATCGCCGCCCAGCGCATTCACCACCCGGCCGCCGCCGATCAGCCGGTTCACCGCCACGCGCTGCGCCCCGCCAAAACTGATTTTTTCCGGCACCTCGAAATCCCGGAACGGCACGCCGCCCAGGGTCACAACCACGTTGCTCATGCAAACCTCAGTTCGGGAGTTTTCGTCCTGGCCAGGCTGGGCTCAGCCAAGGGTCGAAGCCGGTATAGCCGGAGGGCGGGAGCCGCGCCTGCCGGTTTAAATGATCGTCGATTACACTGCCGATTTCATCATGACTCACATATTTATTATCAAATGCAGTGAACAGGCTTTGCGGAACCGTATCATCGACATCGGAAGATGTTTGCGCTGAAAACGGACGGCGGACTTCAAAGGATGAACGACTGCTTGTTGCGCGTTGCATCGTCAACCCGGCCGGCGCCGTTTGGGCTGCTCCCGGCATGGCGTATCGGGCATCCACGCTTGCGGATTGGCTGAAACGCCGCTGCAAGCCGGCACCATGCGGCGCTAACGATTTCATGCCACTCATCGACTTAACCTGGCTATGCCAACGCACGCCGGAGGCCAGAGTTCCTTCAGCGGCCGCGGCTCTTTCACTTCGTGCCGGAAAAAAAGCCGCGGTGGCAGAAGCGGCCCCCCTACCATACAGCGTAGGCATCAAGTCGAGCATGGCGAACATCGCCGGTCCACCTGCACCGGAAAACGCATCATATATGCCACCGTTTGCCGGCTGGCCGAACGGCGCCGCGCCACCATCATTGCTGGCATGGTTCGAACCATTTTTTGTGTTCAGCGGCGCCACGGATCGCCCGCGCGGCGCGAGTGAGCCGGAACGCTTCGGCTGAGATTCGACGCCCAAACCAAAAGCCTTGGCCTGTTTGTAAAATGCCGAGTTGGGGTCATGCATCTGCGCTTTGGCCCAGGCAAACCCCGCCTCAAAATTCTCGGTATCTTGCCGGCTCATCCCGTAAGGAAGAGCCATATTGGAAATATTTAGGTGCCTCAAATTATAAACGCCACCGAACAACTCCGATAACTTTTCCGGCACTCCCGATACTTCGCTAGTAACGCCGTATATAAATGAGGCACTCCCAACAGTAGCGGGATCGAACTCATTAGGAGGAACGCCCTTGGAAATTCCACGTTGTAGGTCCAGCTTACCACCTTCTGCAAACGTGGCTTGCATAAATTTCTTTAATTTCCAGAAATGGCCACCTTCGTACAATTTTTTGATTTCTTTAGCAAATGGGAGAACTTCATCCAGCTCGAAGTTTGCTGGTACAATAAGATAGCCGTTGGAATTTTTAAAGACACTGCTTTGGTCAATCTTTCCATCTGAATTTAGCTTGGTATAATAATTTAGGGCTTTTAAACGAGATTTTTTAAAAAGGTAATTATTAAATACTGGCCCGTCATTAAGCCAAAGGTACTTGACAGCAACATAAAATCTTTCATCTGCTGGCGCTATATTTCTAAATAAAGGGATACGACCATTATCAAAAATAATTTTTTGCGGTTTTCTCGGATAAATATAAAATTCCGATCTATTTTCGCAAGGATTTGATGGGTCGTTCATACACAAACCTTCTCACAAAAGTCATTTATACGGATTTTTTTTGTTATAGGGTGGCGGTCCGTATGTCTGGGTAAATCCAGCGCCGCCTTCGTCATCCGGGAAGTTAACTATATAAAAGTTCCCATAAATCGATGTCGCTTCAAAGTCTGTATTCTCAAATGTTTGCTCTGGATCATCATTATAAAATTTTCTTACGACATCGACTAATTCTTTACGTTCTGGTTTGAATGCTTGACCAGGATTTGAAAAATTATATGTGCCGTTTGCTATATCGCCACTACTATCATAAACAACATCTGGGCCCAAATCTGTTTGTCCATCTTTATTGTACCATATATAACCACAAACCCCAAATCTATAAGTCTTGCCGTCTTGCGTAAATTCTACTGGATGACAGTAATTTTCCACATCGGTTGCAGCTTGAAAATTAAGACTCCAAAACTCTATTGCCACAACAAGTGCTCGCAGAGATTCAAAATTGAATGCACTGATGATTAAGGCCAAAACAAAAAGTGGTGCAAAAATGTCTTTGCGTTTGACGAATAGACATACGATGATGACGACAATAAGCAGAGGAAAATAAATTACCAGCGACGCTCCCCACCAGGACCAGCCAGGGCCATCATATACTTCATGATAAACCCAAATATTACATATCTGCATAAAAAGTAGAAATCCATATCCTATGAATATCCACCAAAACAATATTCTAAATTTACTGAGGAATTTTCTCAATCCATCCATCCATCGCAATCATAACCATATAAAACCGTTGGTGGTTTATAAACTACCATATATATTGCGATCTTAATAGTTTTTAATCATTATTTATCCGGTTTTTTTTATCATATGGTGGTGGTCCGTATGTATCCGTAAATCCACCACCGACATCATCCGTAACAACTACATAAAAATGACCATAAATTGGTGTGGTCTGAAAATCCGCAACTTCAAATGCCTCTTCAGGATCGTCATTATAAAATTTTCTTACGGCATCGACGAATTCTTTGCGCTCCGGTTTGAATATCTGACCATCGCCTGAGAAACTATACGTGCTATAGGCAATATCTCCGCTGGTATCATACACAATCTCGGGGCCAAATCCGGTTTGACCATCTTCGTCAGGCACTTCGTCGCCACAAACCCCAAACTTATAAATGTTCCCATCTTGCATAAATTTTACTGGATGACAGTAATTCTCTACATCTGTTGCTGCTGGAAAATTGAATGTCCAAAACTCCATGGCAACGACAAATGCACGAACGAATCCAAAACTGAATTCACTAATGATTAGGGCCAAAATAAAAAGTGGTGCAAAAATGGCTTTACGTTTGACGAATAGACATACGATGATGACGACGATAAGCAGCGGAAAATAAACTATTAGCGATTCCCCCGACCAGGACGAACGAGCGCCATCATATATTTCAGGATAAACCCAAGCATTACATATCAGTACAAAAAGTAGAAATCCATAACCTATGAATATCCACCAGAACAATATTCCAAGCCGCTTAAAAAATACGCGCAATTTGTACCTAACTCGTGCTATGCTAATATGAAATCTCCACACAGTATAACACAAGATGATTAGCAAACCTTAAGTTTTTTATGTTGCCTCCCAGCTAAACCGCTTCCAATCGAATTTTAAGCCGCTCAACTCACCAAAAATCACCACATGCGCCATCCGTTCCGCCTCATCCAGGCCAAACGCCACATCATACGGCACCCCGCAATTAACCAGATACAAACAATCCGTTAACTCAGAGTGCCTGGCTAGTTTCCCGCTGCCGCCTCCAGCACATCCGCCGCCGGCCGGGCCGTTGCCTCGGCAATCAAGGCCATCGCCTCCAGCCCAATCCGCTCAAGGGCCGCCTCCACCCCCGCCTCACTGGTGGGAAATGGCAACGGCACATCGTCGATCATCGCAACGGAGGCTGCAATCATCGCACCGGTCAAGTATGGCGGGATCACCGATAGCTCCGGCCCCAGCGCCTTAAAAAGCCGCAACTGCTCAACCACCCCCACCCGCCGCAGCGTAATCCGCCGCCCAGCTTTATCTATAATCTCCGTCATCACACGCGCTTCCGGCTGGACGCATAAAATTGCAATTTCTGTCCCACCGCCGCATCCCCCCTATAAGCGCCGGCGGAGGAAAGCTTGAACACCGCGCCGCTGAACTGATAGGTCGAGGTCGAGCCATCGGGTTCGTTAACATACTGATACAACGTCCCCGCGGCGATCGATTGCCCGGCCAGGTACGCCTGCTCGATCGCCGCAATAAAATCGTCCGCCACCGAGGACCCGCGGTCCAGCGTAAAAACCCCGCTCCAGCCTTTCGGCAGTTCAGCGCCGAGCTGCACGCCGTCCAGCCGGTCCACCCGAATTGCCTGCGTCAACTGGCTCGCTTCAAACCCCGTCACGTGTGCTAAGTCCACCCGGCCAAACGGCCCCATCACCACCAGTTGGCAATCGTTGCCGACCGAAAACGTATTGTAAGGCATATTGAACCCCTTTTAGTTGCTGACCGTCTGCCGGCTCACCTGCACGGTCTGCCCGCCCTGCACGTTGACGATGAATTTCTCGTTGATCGCCTGATACTGCACCTGCACATCCGCCTGCACATAGCCAAGCCCGGTGCGCGATGCAGGATTGTTTGAAATATCGCAGACCACGGCGAACGGCAGCGAACCATCGGTGCTGCCGAGCAAGCCCTGGCCCTGCAGCGCATTCAAAAATGCCAAAAGTGTAGCGCGAATATTCTGGAACAATGTCGAATTGACCAGCTGCCCCACATAAACACCCATGCCGGACGACAATGTGCTGGCGATATAATTCGTCAGCCTGGTATAATTATCGCCATTGGTGGCCGCATTGGAGGATGAATTATGGCCGCCGCGCACACCCCAATAGGCGCCGCCCGGCTGCGGATTGGCAATCACGTCAATCCCCGCCGAAAGCAACGCCGAAAGATCCGCCGTCGCGTATGTCGTTGCCACCCCTGCACCTGGCTGGCCGGATTTCTGCGTGCCGGTTATGGCATAAAGCGGCTTGTTGAGCGATGACTGTTCCGGCGATAAATTTGCCAGCCGCCCGGCGACAAATCCTTGCGGCGAAACCAGCCTTGTCAACGCATTCGCCTGGTCATACCAATAGACCCAGTCACCAAACATCAATTTCGCCGCATAGCTGTCGATGCCGGCCGAAGCCTTGGTTGTCACCGCATTGCTGATCGAATCGCCCGCCGGCCCGGTCAGGATCATATACACGCTTTCGGACAAGCCAAACGCGGTCTGCACGCTCCATTGGGTGGCGTCATCGGTATCGGCCAGCAATGCCAGCGCGCAGCCTTGTCCGCGCAGCGCATACATCCCGTGGCGCGGCAGCGTATCGGTGCCGACCAGTGATGCCGCATTCAGCCCAGCGGCGCCGTCGGACCCGATCGTCCCGGCGCTGAACGGAAACGCGCCGGCGACCGGTGTTGCGGTCACGGATAGCGCACTTGCAACAACAAGTTTTGACGGCCCGCGCAAAACCCCGGCGCCATTGTTTACGGCATTAGCAAGATTGCTCCAGAACACCGGACCGGTGCCGGTAATATTGTCGAAAACTTCCGGGCTCTGGCCCGGCATCCCCACTGCCAAACGCCAGGAATTGGCGGCCGACCCGGCGGAAAATGTTACAGTGAGCTGGTTGCCCAAACTACCGGTGTAAACTGCGGTAAAATTCATCGCCCCCAGCACGGAGAGAGCAGCCGCCGTGTCCGTGCCGTCCGTCACGCGGACGCAGCGGAAATTCGCGGCACCCTGTTGCACCGCCGTGGCAACTTGCGTACCAATATCGTACTTGCGCGGCATTACCGGCCCAAACGCCACGGCATAACCGCCCATATCGCCGATGATCGTCGGCTCACCCACCGGCCCCCAACTGGCCGAGCCAACCACGCCCAGCGTATCGGTCGGCACCCCGTTCAGCAGCAATATCTGCGGGGCTACAATCTGCACGTACAAATCGGGCACAATCAACGCCGTCGTATTTATCGCACCTTGCGTTACAACCGGCATGGCTCAGCCCTCCTTCGCGGCGACGCGGACGACAAAGCTCGCCTCCGGTCCGGCCAAAATTTTTGCAACCGCCGCTTTGTCGGCAATCACATCGCCGCGCTTGAATCCGGCGAAGGATTTCAGCACCACCAACTGAAATGTCATTTAGGAATCCTTACTCGTTTAGATTTTGAACAAATTCGGCATTGGCCGAAAATCCGGCCGTGCCGAACAGCATCGCCGGCGTCATCTGCGCCAGCGTCGTCGGATATTCCGCATTGTAAATCAAATCGCGCCGGTAGAGCGTGGCGTCCGCGGCGGAATCCAGCGTTTCGCCGCCGGCGTAAATCAGCCTGGCGTATGAACCATCGGCGAGTGCGGCAAAATTCTGCGCCGCCAATGCTTCGTCGATCACCGGCGCGACGGCATCGCGGGACGCCGGATCAGGACACCATAGAGATATTCTGAAATCCTGCGCCTGACGTTTGATCTCCAGCAATGCGCCGGCGCCGTACACCACGCGGGCAATAAAGCTATCTGCACCCGGAACCGTAATCGCCGTACCGGCATAATTCACCAGCCATCCGGCCTGCCGCAGCAACGCCGCCAGATTACTCGCCACCGTCGCCGGCGTATCGCTGGCCTGCACGGCATAAGGAAACAACGCCCCATTCACCGCAATGCCGGCAAGTTGCCCCACCGCGCACTGTCCGGCGAAAGCGGCGCTCTGCGGCCCCATGGTCACACCTAAAGTCGCCGGCACTGGCGCTACGGCTATCCAAGCGCGCGGATAGCGCGTCACGTTTTTGATCGCCCCTTCCGCCGCCGCAACGGATATATTCACATTGCCCGCCGCCAGGTCCGCATCCAGCGACGGGGCCGCGGGATAGCCCCGGTATACCCGGCACAAATACCCCGTCACGCCCGGCGCATCCGTCCCGGCCGGATACAACGCATTCGCCACCAACGCGGCCAGCGCGGTTTCCACATCCGCCTGGTCCGCCATCAGCTCACCGCCTGTACCAGAGACAACCGCCACACACCGGAGACCTGCTCTACCGCCGTCACCACGAACCGTTCGGCCCGCTCGTTGGTCAGAATGTCCGCGACGCGCGGCTGCACGCACGGCGCCACCGGCAGCATGGCGATAAAACCCGGCACCCGCGTATCGTCCAGCAACCCGGCTTTGGTCCGGTCACCCAGCCCGCCGGTCAGCAGGCTCGCCGGAAAACCGGTAATCAGCGCCGTCATTGTGCCGGGCAGCACCGCGCCGTAAGGGTTGACCCCCGCCAGCACCGGCGCCGCCGGGCGGGAC